ACGGGGGCACACTTCCGGCTACGCGTCTACGATGACGTGGTCACGCGTGAGTCAGTGTCGACGCCGGATCAGGTCAACAAGACCACCTCTGCATGGGAATTGAGCGACAACCTGGGAGCGCGTGGTGAGGATGGGAACGCACGCGCATGGCACGTTGGTACCCGCTATTCATTTCAGGACAGCTACCAGGCCATCATGGATCGAGGCGCATTGCTGGTGCGGCTGTACCCTGCGACCGACAATGGGTTGCCTAATGGCAAGCCTGTATTCCTGACTGATGAAGCCTGGGCCGCCAAGAAGTTGGCACAAGGTCCGGCCACCATTGCATGCCAGCAATTAATGAATCCCGCAGCAGGCAATGAGGCCATGTTTCGCAAGGAGTGGCTGAGTTTTATTGACATCAGGCCCGCGACCCTGAACATCTACATCATGGTCGACCCTGCGCACAGCAAGAAGCGCGGATCGGACAACACGGCGATGGCAGTGATCGGCATCGACTCGGGCAACAACAAGTTTCTGCTTGATGGCTATCGCCACAAGATGGGCCTACGCGAGCGCTGGGAGGCGATGAAGGGCCTGCGCAAGGTGTGGCTGGCACAACCAGGCGTGCAGATGGTTTCGGTCGGCTACGAGCGCTATGGCATGCAGGCTGACCTTGAGTATTTTGAAGAACAGATGGTGCGCGACAAAGAAGCGTTTGAAATCATTGAATTGAATTGGACGCACGATGGTGCCCAGGCCAAGGATGACCGGGTGCAGCGGCTCCAACCTGATTTCATGTCGCACAAGTTTTACCTGGCCGCAGTGGTGCAGGGTGAGACCGCCAACCAGAAGCGCATCAGCGAGCAGGGCCAATCGTTCCGGGTATTTAAACCAGTGAACCGGCGCGACCATGAGGGCAATGTGTATTCGCTCAACAAGGGATTCTTGGACGAGTACCTGACCTACCCGTTCAGCTCGAAGAAGGACTTGATCGATGCGTGTTCCCGGTTGTATGACATGGACCCGTGCCCACCGATCATCATCGATGAGCGCATGTTGGACCCTGAAACTTTCCCGGATGGCATTTAGCCGTCTACCAATAGACCTTGCCCTTGCGAGAAGTAAATAAATAAGCAATAAACCTATCACATACATTGTGTTTGATGCTTTGAGAGACTATTCTTAAACTGTCTTACACATCATTGATAGGAGAACAAAAATGAACATCGGATACGCCAGGACTTCGACCCTGGAACAGGTAGCAGGCTTCGACGCACAGATCGCCCTCTTAAAAAAAGAAGAATGCGAACGCATCTTCCAAGAACAAGTCTCGTCGGTGGCCGAGCGCAAACAGCTTGAAGAAGCCATTGCCTTTGCCCGTGCTGGTGATGTGTTCGTGGTCTCGAAGTTGGACCGGCTGGCCCGCAACACGCAACACCTGCTTGAGCTGGTTGACCGGCTCAACTCCAAGGGCGTAGCGCTGCGGGTGCTGAACCTGGGCCTCGACACTTCGACACCTACCGGCAAGCTGATGCTGACAATGCTTGGTGCTGTCGCTCAATTCGAGCGGGAAATGATGCTGGAACGCCAGCGCGAGGGTATCGCCAAGGCGCAGAAGGAAGGGAAGTACAAAGGCCGCAAGGCAACCGCCATGGCGAAAAAGCCGCAGGTATTGATCCGTTTGCAGGCGGGGATGACCAAAGAAGCCATCGCCAAGGAGCTGGGCATTGGTGTGGCGAGTATCTACCGAATGATGAAATAGGCTGAAAGTGGCTGGTACTACCCTACCGGCCACCTGATTTAAAACGCGCCACGGCCTTCCTAGTGGCTCTCTGCCCGCCAAGTGCGGGCATTTTGTTGCACAGGAGGATTAAATGTGGCTTTTTACGATGTTCATGATGATTTGGGGCTGGTTGATGCCGACCGGACAAAAGACTAGGAGCTGTCTATGAAACTGCCAGCAAAGGCCCGCAACGCGCTGCCGTCGAAGTCTTTCGGCTTGCCTGCCGAGCGCGCTTATCCAATGCCTGATGCCAGCCATGCCGCGAACGCCAAGGCGCGGGCGACTCAGCAGGCGAACAAGGGCAACCTGTCGCCAGCGCAGCATGCCGCGATAAACGCCAAGGCAAACAAGGTCCTGGGCGGCGCGCACAGCTACGAGCCGATCAAACACACGGGCCGGGGGCACAAATGACGCCCGAGCGCTTCTGCTACTGGCTGCAAGGCTTTGCCGAGCTGAACGCACCGATCCCGCCGACCATCGACCAGTGGCAGTCGATCCGCGAGCATCTAGCGACCGTGTTCGACAAGGTGACGCCGGTCATGCCAGTGCTTCAGCGGACGCCCGCCCAAGAGCTGACGGTGCAGGACATCATCAGGAGCCTGCCGAACCAGACCAGGGTCGACTCGACCAAGATCATTTGCTGATATGCACCTCGAACTTATCGCCTTGGGACCGCTGCACATGATACGCGTCGCGATCAATGAGCATTACAAGCGGACGCAAGGGCGTTATCCCCGCTGCATCGTGTTGCATCCTGCGGTCATGTATGACTTCTTAGACGATTTGGGACGGACCTACGGCCAGGCCTTCGTCATCGATGGCCAAATTGATGGCGGCGGACACATATTCATGCACACGGAAATCAGCATGGACGAACAAGCAGACCGGCCAAAACTGATTACCTGGAACAACCAGGTCGAATACCTCTGAAAGGAACCGCCGTGAAGAAGATGACCCCGATGGTGCCACCGGCACCGGCAGCACAAGCGCCAATGCCTCCGATGACGGCACCGCCAGCGCCTTCTATGGCCCCGCCACCGCAGCCGTCACCGATGGCACGTACACCCGTAGCCCCGACCACTCGCGCCGTCCCTAGCGTGCAAACAGGCCGTGGCGTAGTGCGGACGGACACGCACAACCAGGCCAATCAGGTACCGGCAAGCGCGAAGCATGCGGGCCGTGGATTCGGCAAGTGAAGGGGATGACATGTGCCTAGAAGCAAATGACCTGCCGTTTTACTTCGTCGGTGCCGTGGTGGTGCTGGTCGTGGTCGTCTTCACATGGCTGGGCCGGGAATGAGCGAGTTCACTCCAGCCAGGCCGTTCGAGGCTAGTCCCGAGTTCATCGGGTTGATCGATGCGATGGTCGAGTCGGAGCGCGTGCGCCGGGAGAACGCCAAGACGATCCGCAATGCACAGAAGGGGATCAAGGCAAATCCGAAGCCGATAGCCGACCCGAAGCGGCGCGTGGTCCGGTTCTAGTCGAAGCGCTCGATGACGCCCTTGTCGAGGAAGTCCACGAACGCGACCGGAACGCCTTGCGGGTCGAAGACCATGAGGTTTAGCACCCTGTTGGGACCGATGCGGGCGTCGTCGGGCAGTTCGGCGAGTAGTTCGCGCAGGCGTTGCACGGGCAGATACTTCCAGTCCATATCGCGGTCGAGCATGGGATGCCTCCAGGGTGGGGGAGTCAGTTGCGACTTGAACCGCGCCAACGGTGTTACTTGCACTACAGCAACTGACCCGACTGGATTGTGCCTGATTGCAGTCGGCAGGGCAACATAATAACGGAGACGATCATGCTGGAACGCTACAACGATAACGAAGCAGGCCGGGATTTCGTGGTCGGCGACCTGCACGGCTGCCTGTTCGAGCTGAACGCGTTGCTGGCCGAGGTCGGGTTCGATCCCGAGGTGGATCGGCTGTTCTCGGTCGGCGACCTGATCGACCGTGGACCGGACTCGATGGGCTGCATGGCGCTGCTGGATGAGCCGTGGTTCCACGCAGTACGTGGCAACCATGAGGACATGCTGCTGACGGTCGAAGCCGGTCCTACGGTCTCTAATCGCGACTGGTGGCTGTCGCACGGTGGCTTGTGGGCGAGGGCATTGACGCCGCCTGAAATGACGAAGTACGCCGACGCGATCCGTGCCATGCCGCTGGCGATGGTGATCGGGACCGGTCGCAACCGCTTCAACGTGGTCCATGCCGAGTTCCTGGGGGATGACGGGATGCTGGACGCGGGCAACTACGGATCGACGCGGCAGGAGCAAATGATGTGGGGGCGTTCGCTGATCCGCAGCAAGAGCGTGAACCCGATGACGACCGGCCTCTCGACTACCT